TGTGGAAATGCAATTAAATGAGAATAAAAAAACTAATGCAGCTGAAATATGTAAGATATTTGTTGTTCCTGAATCAATACTTAGTGGAAAAGCAAGCGATGATGAATATAACAACTGGATAAAGGTTTGTATATTACCTATTTTAATAGCTTTGCAAACTGCCTTTAATAAGGACCTTTTACTTCCGAGTGAAAAAGGTTCTTTTTATTTTGCCTTTGATACTAGGGAATTGTTAAAAGGAGACATTGAAAAACGATTCAGAGCCTATGAAATTGCTATAAAAAATAAGTTCTTTGAAATTAATGATGTTCGTTTCCTTGAAGATTTATCACCAATTGAAGCTTTTAATGACATGGTAGTACTTGGATTGAATGATGTTCTTTACAACATTAAAACTGGTGAGGTTTATACACCAAATACAGATAAAACAACCAATATGAACGATCAAAAAAAATCTTCGGGAGGAGGTGAGGACGATGCGAATAGAAATTCGGGGCAATCAGGTATTGCTTGATGGTTATGTTAATGCGGTTGACCGTGAGAGCCGAGTGCTTCCTTCACCTAGAGGAAGGTTTAAAGAGAAAATCATCCCTAAGACATTTGAAAAAGCTTTGCAAAGAGCAACAGATGTTGAATTGCGCTTTAACCACGATAAAGCCAGAAAGTTGGGATCCATTAGAGAAGGAAACCTGCAATTGTATGAAGATAATATAGGTTTGAGAGCAATTGCTACTGTATCTGATGATGAAGTCATTCAAAAGGCGAAAAACGGAGAGCTTCGAGGATGGTCATTTGGTTTTATAGACAATAAACCTAATTGGCAAGATGGAGAAAACGGCATTCAGCTTAGATATTTAGAAGATATCGACTTGTTAGAGGTTTCTATTCTTGATAAAACCCCAGCGTATATCGCCACTAGTATTGAAGCTCGAGGGGAAGAAGATGTAATCACAGAGAACAGAAGTGATGAATTTAAAGCGGAAATTGAAGATTTATCATCTCAAAATCAAGAAAATAGAGAGTTTGATTACTCTTATTATGAAAACCAATTAGAACTTTTAAAATTGAAAGGTGGAAAATAATTTATGTCATACCAAAACGTTTTAGCAAAACCAGTAATCGAGTACCGTTCTATGCCAACACTTGTTGAACAACGTAATAACTTGTTAGATGAAGCTGATAACCTAGTAAAAAAAGCAAAAGAAGAAACACGTGCTTTTTCTGATGATGAAAGCAAACGATTTGATGATATTAAAAAAGAAGTTGATCAAATTGATAAAACTTTAAAAGCTGAGGAAGAAGCACGAAGTTTTGATAAAAAGGTACCTGCGAAAAAAACTGAAGAGGAAGAAAAAGTACAAGCAGAAGAACGTGCATTTACAAACTATATTCGTGGAGTTGTGGAAGAAAGAGCTGATGTTAATTTAACTGCAGGTGCAAATGGAGCTGTTATTCCATCATCTATTGCTAATAAAATTATTCAAAAAGTGTATGATATTTCCCCAATCTATCAACTGGCTACTCGCTATAACATCGGGGGAACTTTAAGTATCCCTTATTATGATGAGACTGCAGGAACAATTGAAATGGCTTATGCAGAAGAGTTTGTGGAATTAGAATCTACAAGTGGAAAATTCAATTCTATTCAATTAAAAGGATTCTTGGCTGGGGCTCTAAGTAAAGTATCAAAATCCTTAATTAACAATTCACAATTCGATATTGTAAACTTTGTAATTAATAAAATGGCAGAGTCTATTGCAAAATGGATTGAAAATGAATTACTAAATGGTACAACTGATAAAATTACTGGATTAAGTACTGTATCTCAAACTGTGACTGCTGCTGCAGCTACTGCAATAACAACTGATGAGCTAATTGATTTACAAGAAGAGGTCCCGGATGCTTTTCAAGGTTCATCCATTTGGATTATGAATAGATCAACAAGAAAAGCTATTCGAAAATTGAAAGATGCTGATGGCAATTACCTTTTAAACAGAGATATTTCAGCTAAATGGGGTTATACACTACTTGGAAAAGATGTTTATACATCTGATAATGTGGCGGGCATGGAAGCTGGAAAAACAGCAATTTTTTATGGTGATATGAGTGGTTTGGCTGTTAAATTGTCAGAAGATGTTTCTATCGAAGTATTACGAGAGAAATATGCAACTCAACATGCTATCGGAGTTGTAGCATGGATAGAAATGGATTCAAAAGTAGAAAATGCACAAAAAATTGCTAAATTAGTTATGAAATCAGCTTAATAAGGTGGGTTAAACCACCTTTTTGGGGGTGTTGAATTGAAAGTAAAAGCACTAGTTTCATTTTCAGGAATTATATCTATGGCTGTTAATGAGGTAAGAGAAATTAATAACAAAACAGTATTAACTGATTTAATAAGTGCTGGCTATGTGGAAGAGGTTAAATCGAAGAAGAAGGCAAACTCTGATGAAAATAAGTAATTTAGTCATTCAAGACTTAAAAGATTACGCTCGTGTTTACCATGATGAAGATGATCAGTTATTCGAAAGTATTTTAATAGCTTGTCAGTCTTTTGTTAAAAACTACACTGGTCTTCCACAAGAAAGCATTGATTTGAAAGAAGATTTAACTATTGCTTTAATGGTTTTGGCTAATGAAATGTATGATAACCGAACAATGACGGTTCAGAATGACAAAGTGAATTTTGTTGTTAAATCAATATTAGACATGCACTCCATAAATTTATTGTAGGGGGTGTTTTTTTATGAGCAGATACCAGATTAATCCTGGTGAATATCGTCATATTGTCTTTATCCAAAAGAAAGAGAAAGTGAAAAACAACTATGGTGAAAGAGTCGAAAATTGGGTTGACTATCTGAAATCTAGAGTAGCCATTTATCCAGTAAGTGGTAAGGAGTTTTTTGCTGCTGAAACAGTAAATAACGAGATAACTCATAAAATCAACATGAGATATGTTCCTAATAAATCTATTACACCTGACATGCGTATTAAATTTGGCGAAAGAATTTTTGATATCACTTCCCCACCAATAAACTTTCAAGAAAAGAACATTGAATTGCAGATCATGTGTAAGGAAGTGTTCTAATGGCAAGGCGAGGAAACGTTGAAATTGAAGGTTTGGATAATCTAATGAGGACTTTACGAACATTAGAGAACATTCCACAAAGGGTTGCTACTAAAGCGGCTAAAAAAGGGATGAATATTGCTTATAAGGCAGCCAGAAGGAATGCACCTGTGGATGAAGGTTATTTAAAACAAGGTATAATTCTAAAACCAGAAAAGACACGTAAAAGAGGGAAGAAAGTTTATTTCGTCACCTTGGATAGAGGATTGAACCATATATTCCAAGGGACATCTAATCAGACAGTTACAAGGTGGAATAGAAGAACTAAGCGAAGAGAAACAAGGAATAAAACATCTTACTATCCTGCTTCACAAGAGTATGGATTTATAGCTAGAGATGGAAGGTATGTCCCAGGTTATCAATACTTAAGAAAATCAATAGATGGTTACAAAAGGGAAATTGAAAAAACGATTGTTGGTGTAGCAACTGAGGAAATAGACAAGTTGCCAAGAAATTGAGGTGCTTTATGAACTTTGAACAAGCATTAACAGCGGAACTAGAACAAATAGAAGGATTAATGGATAAGGTGTTCCCTTTAAATGCGGAAGAAGGGACTAAAGCACCTTATCTTATTTATTTTGGTTCGGAAGGATTAGAAGATAAAACGTTAGATGGTTATTTAGAAAGTAAAGAAGTAGAGTGCGAGCTTAATATTATGCAATATAGCTTTTTAGAACTTAAATATTTAAGTAAACAGGTCTTAGATAAGGTTAAGTCTTTTCAAAGTAGAGTGATCGGTGAAGATGGGCCATTTATACAAAGTATATCTTATCAAAAGCCAGTAGTGCTTTATGAAAAAGAAGTTAACTTATATAGATGTGTAATTGAAATAACAGTTAAAATTGGAGGGAATTAAATATGGCTGAAGCAGCAATGGGTACAAAATTTAAAAAAGGAACAACAGCTATTGGAGAATTAACTTCAATCGGTGGAATGGATTTGTCTGCAGCCACGATTGAAACAACAACATAAGATACAGAAGATGGATATAGAACTTTTGTTCAAGGGTTAAAGGATGCTGGAGAAGTATCTTTAAGCGGATATTTCGACCCAACTAAGCATGCAGGATTATTAACTGATTTCGAATCAGGAGCTGTTGCAACATATACAATTGAGTTTCCTTTCGGGGCTAAATGGTCATTTAGTGGGATTGTTACTGCTTATTCTACAAGTGCTGAAATGGAAGACAATGTGACGTTCGAAAGCACGCTAAAAGTAAGTGGCAAACCATCTTTAACAACTGGAACAACAGGATCGTAAGACTAGGGAATATTCCTTAGTCTTTTTTTATTATTAATATACGGAGGAATCGTAATGTCTGATAAAAACAATGTAGTAATGATTGAATTGGATCGTCCACGAGAAGTTAGGTTTGGACATAAAGCATTAAAACGATTGACAGCTGATTTAGGAATTGATATCAATAGTTTTGAATTTGACGGTAGTGACTTAGAACAAATAGAAAAAATTATGTTTTACGCATTACAATCAGACGCCCATAAAAATAATGAACAATTAAAACTGGAGCATATGGAAGATTTATTAGATCAAGCGCCATCTTACAATGAAATAATCGAAAAGATGTCTCTTGCTCTAGAAAAAGCTTTCGGTCAATTTGAGGTTGACCAAAAAAACTTGATAGGGGTAGTGGAGAACAGCAAGAAGACGAACTGATTGATTTCAATTGGGAAGATTCTTTAAAGGTTGCCATCCGATGTGGAATACCCCTGAGTGAATATGAAGAAATGACTCCTTATGAACTTGATTTACATGTTAAAGTCCATCAAGAGATGAAGAAAGAAAAAGCGGAAAATGATATAAGCATAGCTTATTATACTGCATACTTCCACAGAGTTGAGAAGTTAAAACCATTGAAAGAATACTTGGATAAGAAGCCAGTTAAAAAGAAAATGACTGATAAACAAATGTATGAACAAGTGAAAATGTTAAATGCTGCATTTGGTGGCGAAGTAATCGAGAGTAGTTAATAAACTGCTCTCTTTTTTGTATTTCAAAAACAGGGGGTGAATGTATTGGCGGTAGTAAGAAACCTTTTGGTTCGTGGTGGTGCGGATTTTTCATCCATGCGAACTGGTATGAGAAGAGCGCAAAGAGACGTTAGTAATTTCAGTAATAACCTTAGATCATCAGTAGGTAAAATTAATACTATTTTAGCTGCTATTGGTGCTGGATTAACATTTGGTTCAGCAATAAAGGATGCCATGAATGTGGAAGCGGCCTTGCAACAGGTTAATAGGCTTATGGGAAAAAGTGCTGAAGAATTTATGAAATGGTCCAATACAACAGGTGCCGCTTTTGGTTTTTCTACATCCGAAGCTACTCGTTTTGGTGCTATATATGGAAATTTAATATCTACCTTTTCTCATACAACTCAAGAAACCCAAAAAAAGACTCAAGATTTATTGGAGACTACATCTATTATTGCGGCAGCAACAGGTCGTTCGTTAGAAGACGTTTCCGAACGTATTAGATCCGGTATGTTAGGAAATACAGAAGCAATTGAGGACTTAGGTGTGAATGTCCAAGTAGCCATGATGGAAAGTACACAAGCCTTTCAAAACTTTGCGAATGGACAATCTTGGGATCAATTAGACTTCCAAACAAAACAAACAATTATGTACTACGGTATTTTAGAGCAGGCAGCTAAGAAATACGGAACTACATTGGCTCAGAATACAGCTTCAAGCATGGCTCAATTTGTGGCCCAATTAAATAATATCAAACTAGCTTTAGGTAATGCCTTCCTTCCGATCATCAACAGAGTACTTCCCACATTAACGGTTTTTGCAGCCAAAATAGCAAGCGTAATGAATATAGTGGCTCAATTTATGCAAGCTTTATTTGGATCATCTAAAACAGCTAAGAACCAAGCTGCTACAGTTAAAGCTACTTCTGCCCAAGCTTCTGCTACAGGTGCGCAAGCATCAGCTGTAGATAGTTTAGGGAAAGCGATAAAGAAAACTGCCAAGGAAAAGAAAAAAGCAGATAAACAGAATAGGGGAGTTGCTGGGTTTGATGAAATAAACCAACTGGCTGATCCTGCGAAAGATTCAGGAAGTAGTGATTCTGGTGGGGATTCAGGTTCAGGTGGCGGTGGAGTATCTGGCGGTGGTGGAGTAGATGTACCAGGGCTAAACATGGGAAACACAGAAGGTGTCCTATCTAAGGTAAGTAAAAAGGTTCAAGAATTTGCTGATAAAGTGAAAAAATTCTTTGCTCCATTAGGGAAATTACTGAAAAAAGGATGGGATGTAGTCTCTGATTATATTTCGGATAAAATAAAGCAACTCAAAAAAATCTGGGATAAAAATGGTGATCAATTTATAAAGGCTCTAAAAAATATCTGGAAGGGTATTAAGCCGATTGTAAAATGGATTATAAAATTCTTGTGGGATGCGATAAAAGGTTGCGTTGACGGACTTATCAAGATTTTTGAAGGAATTATAAAATTTATAGGCGGAGCTTTTACTGGAGACTGGAAAAAGGCATTTAGTGGTATAAAAGATATTTTTGTTGGGATAGTAAAATTCCTCTGGAACTTTATGAGTCTTACATTCTTTAAAGCTATTGGAAAAGGAATTGTTTCTTTGGTAACTACTTTTGGGACAGGTTTTAAAAATATCGTTACAAAGATAAAAGTTCCCTTTAATGGTATAGAATCATGGTTCAAGAAACTTGGAGAAGGGATGTTTAAAAAGTTAACAGATGCCTTTAAATCAGTTTCTAATTGGTTCAAGGTGAATGTTGGCGATAAAATAGTTGCGATATTTACAAGCTTAAAAACTTCTGTTGGTACTAAATCAGAGGCCATTTGGTCTGCTGTTAAAAGTTCTTTTTCTTCCGTTTACAATTGGTTCCGAGACAACGTTGCAAAGAAAATTGTTGAAGTTTTTGTTAATTGGAAAGTTGGTATCGCAGATAAAGCGGCAGCTATTTGGTCTGCAATTAAAAGTAAATTTGGCGGAGCATACAATTGGTTCCGAGATAATGTTGCTAAAAAGCCAATGGAAGCTTTTAATAACTGGCGATCTTCGATAGCTAATTCTGCCGGCAATGCATGGGCAGCGGTAAAAAGTAAATTTAAAGATGCGTACTCATGGTTCCAAAATAATGTTGTATCAAAAATATCTAAATCCCTAAGTAACATCAAAGATGGATTTAAAAATGGTATAGCAAGCGGATTGAAGTCGGTGTTAAACCAATTTATAGGAATGGTCAACGATGCAATTAGCACCTTTAACAGACTTAAAAACAAAGTACCGATTATCAAAAATTCCCCTGATATTCCTAAAATACCTAAGCTTGCTAAAGGTGGTATTACTAATGGTCCAATGCATGCGATTATTGGGGATAATCCAGGTGGTAAGGAAGTTGTATCTCCACTTAATAAACTTAACGACATGATGGCTTCAACAGTTGGTAACGCGGTTACGGCAGCGATGCAATTTAACAATAGATCAAGTAATTCTAACAATAGCGATGTGGTGTTAAAAGTAGACGGAGCAACGTTAGCTAGGATTGTTAAACCATTTTTAGATGCGGAAAATAAACGTATCGGAAGTACTATGATTAAAACAACATAAAGGAGTTGGGATGATGGCATTAATTAAAATTAATGGAGTTGATATTCCAACTCCTAGCGCTTTAAGTATTGGAATAATGGATTTAAGTAAAGCGGAAAGAAATGCGAAAGGAACCATGATTATAGAAAGAATCGCCACAAAAAGAAAGTTGAGTATTTCATATGACTACCTAAGTCGGAACAATTTAAGTAATATCTTAAAATCTATATCTGGTGTGTTTTTTTCTGTAACTTATATGGATCCACAAACAAATGCAATGCGTACAGGTACATTTTATTCCGGAGATAGAGATGCAGGGTTAATTGATTTTAAAAATGGAGTTCCTAGATACAAAGATGTTAAGTTTGATTTGGTAGAGAAATAGGGGGGATAAACTTGCTTTCGATTAGTAATGAATATAAGCAGGCAATTTATGCTCCATCTAGAATGGTTAAGGTAAGAGTGACGTTTGATATAAGTGAATTAACATTAGACGATGATGTCGTGACAACAAATACATCAAGTGAATTCATAATTAGTGATAAGCAGCAATTAACTGACAAGCAAAGAGAAAACACTTTTAATTACGCAACCCTAGAGGACGATCGTTTTAAACTCGATGGTTCTTTTTCTTTCGCTGACGAAAATATAAACAATAACAAAATTGTCGGTTGGTGTTCAGAAAAGTTAAGTGATAATGATGGGGTTTTCCAAGAAAATTTATTATTAACTTTTAATTTTAATAAGTTTCATTCAAGTGGTGGGATAACGATTAGTTTTGATGTAATCAACAATGAGTATGCGACAGACTTCGAAGTCCAAGCATTTAATAATGAACTATTAGTTTTAAAAGTAGAAGTTGTGGACAATCAAGATGCCCGATCAATTATTTTTGATGAGTTTTCTAACTTCAATAAAATTCAAGTTATTATAAAAAAATGGAGTAAACCTAACCATCGAGCAAGAGTGGCAGAGGTTGATTTTGGTATTACACAAGTTTACACAGATGAAAAGCTAGTCAGTTGTTCGTTAGTTGAGGAAGTAGACCTTATGTCATCCACAATACCAGTATCTGAATTTACATTTACTGTTGAAAACTCTGATAAAGCCTTCAATATTCTTAACCCTTACGGCATTTATAAGTATTTACAAGAAAGGCAAAAAATAGTTGCTGAACTGGGAGTAGAACTTGAAAATGGTATTATCGAATATTATCCATTATGTAATTTTCTGTTAAGAGATTGGATTAGTGATGAAGGATCATTAACAACAACGTTTACAGCTAGAACTAATCTGGATTTAATGGAAACAATCGATTATGAAAATGAAGTTGCCAAACTAGATTATTCGCTTTATCAAATTGCTTATGACTTATTCACTATGTGTGGAATAAGCAATTTTGAAATAGATGAAAACCTTTTGACCGTATTCACTAACGGAATTATTAGTAAAACTAACTGCAAAGAAGCCTTGCAAATGGTTGCCATTGCGGGTTGTTGTACAGTTATAGTCACTAGAGAAAATAAAATAAAGCTTCAACAAATTAAACAGATTCCCAATATTGTGGATGAAATAGATTTAGAAAATATGTATATAGATCCCCAAATCCAGCTTGAAAAAGCAACTAAAACAGTAAGAGTGCAATTTTATGAGGATATGGAAAACCCTGATTTTGTAGAAGTAAATAAGAATAATTCACAAGGCGATGTTCTTTCTTTAGAAAACAACACATTAATCAACTCAAGAGAACATGCACTTACGGTAGCTAATTGGATTTCTGCAGTTAAAAATAATCGTGCTATATATACAATTGATTGGCGCGGGAATGGAGCACATGAGTTAAATGACATTGTATCTATAGAAAACATATTCGGGAACTCGAATCGAGGGATTATAACTAAAAATCAATTAAATTATGAAGGATATTTGTCTGCTATTACAGAGGCTAGAGGTGAAGTTAACTAATGGAATGGATAGAACCAAAAACAGATTGGTTGCCAACCGATGCAATTAACTATGATGACTTTAACAGGATAGAAAATAATATATCTTACACATTGAATTACTTAAAACAAAATTATTTTTTATTACCGCAGTTAAACATTGTCACAAATAGAACTAATAGAAGTATTGATTATTTATCAAGTATCAATAGGATTGAAGCTAATTTAGAAATAATTAAGGGGAAATTAGCAACACCTATTGATTGGCAAGATACAAAGAAGTGGGAAATAAATAATAAATTTTCTTACGAAGATGCTAATCGACTAGAAGAAAGCATTCGAATTTTAAGGGAAATATCTTCTTTGGCGGTCGAGAATTATAGTTATTGTGGAGTACCGATATGTGGAGAGGGAGGGTTGATTTATTAATGTATCAAAAAACAGATTGGAAAGACAGAATAGTTCAAAGGCCATTAACTTATACAATGCAACAAAACGCAGATGGAACTGTTACATTAATCCCTTCACCTGGTACCGTCACGCAACAAGGTACTCCGGTGAATGCTGCTTTATTGAATAAAATTGAGGATGGCTTAGTTGAGGCTACCGCACAGTTGGCGACTTTAGACCAAGTAAAAGCAGACCAATCATTTGTAGATTTGCAGTTTGCTAATATTGTCAGTGGAGCACCTAAAGGTACTTATACAACTTTATCAGCATTACAAGCAGCTTACCCTACTGGAACTAGTGGGGTATTTTTAGTTTTGGCAAATGGTCATTGGTATTATTGGAATGGTAGTATTTGGGATGATGGAGGATTATACCAAAGCACTGGAATAGGAAATCAAGCGATACATGCAAAAAATTTAAACGATGGGTTGTATGATGAAATTTTAAATGGTTATCCTTTAAATCTAAAAGATTTAAGTTTATACACTAGTGCTTTTACTGGAGCAAAAAATAGGATATTTATTTCAAACACGCCATTGTCTGATAAAGGTAAAGTTAATATTGTATTCAAAAGTGTTTCTAGTCATTCTTTTTACGTTGTGCTACTTGAAAAAAACGCTTCTTCTAATCAATTTACAATTTCAAACAGTTTATTAATAAACGTAGGTGTAGGTATAAATACAATAGAAACAAATTTCGTATCAACAGGGCTTGGAAATCAATATATAGGGATAGTTGGAGTTACTGATGACAAACACCAAACGGGTACACAGGAACTGCTCAAAAGTATAATAACTATTTTTCTTATGAAACCTTTTCTTTTTCAGAGTCTACATTTACAGCAACTTTGAATACCACAAATACAGATATAGGTTTCTATTTTGTTGTGATTCCTGTTAATGGACTTAATAGTTTTTTTTCCGACACAAAAGCCAAATTAGAGTACTTAGAAAATAACGTAGGAGCAAATGGTATTGAAGATGAAACCATAACTGCACCTATGCTAAGTGGTGATATATTTGATGATCTGACCACTGATGTTCCGTATAATCCAAAAAATCTATCTCTTTATACGAGCGCTTTTGTAGGTGCGGTAAATAGAATCTTCATTATGAATATTCCTTTAGCTGTTAAAGGAAAAGTCAATGTTGTTTTTAAGAGTGTTTCCAATAGAACGTTTTATGTTGTTTTACTTGAAAAGTCAGCTAATCAATTTTCTCTGAAAGATAAAAAGTTGGTAGAGGTGGTTACTGGTGAAAATATACTCGAAACACCTTTTATTTCTACCGGTAGTGGCAATCAGTATATCGGAATAGTCGGCATAGAAGATGGGAAAACACCGAATGGTTATACAGGGGCTGTTTCCAGTTACAGTAATTATTACTCATATACAACTTTTTCCTTTGCTGAAACAACTTTTACGCCAACTCTTAATACTTCTAATTCAGATATCGGTATTTATTTCATCATAAGTCCAATAAATGGATATAAAAGTTTTGTGGACGATACGACAAACCGATTAAGTGCATTAGAGTCTGGAAGTAATTTGAATAATAAAGAAGTGGATTTAGTGGTAGAAGCAGGACAATCTAATATGGCAGGTCGAGGTGTAGCGGCAGAAGCCCCAACAGTGCCACTAGGAGTAGCGTATGAATTTAGAGCCATTTCAGATCCAACAAAACTATATCACTTAGTTGAACCATTTGGAGTAAACGAAAATGTTACTGGAGCAATTGAAGAAACAAGTAAAACGGGTTCGATGGTATCTTCTTTTGCTATTGAATACAATAAAATCACTAAAAGACCGATTATATGCGTTTCTGCATCCAAAGGCGGTACAACGATAGGTCAATGGCAACCTGGTTCAGCTTTTTTAAATGATTTGATAAACCGATATAAAATAGCAAAGGCGTGGCTCATTGACAATGGATACATTATAAAAAATGAGTTTATGGTTTGGTGTCAAGGAGAGTCAGACGGAGACAACAACACTACGACAGAGAATTACACTAATATGACGATGGCAATGATCGAAGAAGTAATTAGTCAAGGTTTAGACAAAGTGTATATGGTTCGTATTCGAAACCATAGGGATTTACCTACAAAATATGATACTATTATTCAGGCACAGACAGCGTTATGTAAAACATATGAACATGCTGTTTTAGTATCAACAAAATTTGACCGCATGGCAACTGATGGCTTAATGAAAGACGAGTATCATTATAAGCAAGCTGGTTACAATATCACAGGTGCTGACGCTGGAAAAAATACAGCGTTTCACATTACGACTGGAAAAGAACCTACTATGTACGATTGGGAGAATGATAATTTGTATTACTCTAAGAAGTAGTTGGATACTATTGTGCGGTAACAAAAATAATGAACTAAAAGATTCTTCCACAAGGAGGAGTCTTTTTTTATGTCCTTTTAAGGGGGGTGAAAACCTATGTATAGAGAGAAAAAAGGGGGATGGGAAAATGCCAACGCAGGAGGTACCACAAACTATGGAGGAAAAATTTGATAATCACGAAGGAAGGATTGTAGCCTTAGAAAAAAACTATGGAGAAGTAATTGAAAAAATGGGGTCCATGGAAAAAGGACAATTAGAATTACAAACCGTTATTTTAAAATCTTCTGGTGATCAAAAAGATTTGCTTAATAAATTGATTGAACATAACTTGGGAATCACAGTAAAACAAGAAGAAACGAAAGGTGAAATATCAAAGTTGAAAATTAATTCTAAAAAAGAAATTACATTAGCTCTGCTTGGTGGTGGGGGTATAGTAGGTATCATTGCTTCTATCATCGGTTTTTGGGATAAAATAGCACAAATTGTTGGAGGATGATTTAAATGGATAAAGGAACAGTAATCAGAACGATTGTATTATTTATTGCTTTAGTGAATCAATTTTTAGTTAGTTTTGGGCTTTATGAAATACCAGGAACAGAAGAGCAACAAACAGAGTTTATATCGGCTGTATTCACAGCTATAGCGGGAACAGTTGCTTGGTTCAAAAACAATTATGTAACTGCTAGAGGTAAAAAGCAAAAAGATTTATTAGTTGCTCATAACTTAGCTAAAAATCAATCAAAAACAAAGTAGAGGGTGGCTATCTAGCTGCTCTTTTTTTATGAGGTGATTTCATGTTAAAACAATGGTTATTAATCTTGTCATTAGTCTTTAAAGCGGAAGAAGATCCGGATATCTTGGACGAAAAATATTAATTGGAGTGATTAAATTGAGTGCAAAAACAGATAACTTTTTAAAAGAGATTAAAAGCGGAGCATTAGCATTGTGGAAGAAGTTCGGTATTTTACCATCTGTCGCAGCAGGACAAGCAGCATTAGAGAGTGCATGGGGCGAGAGTGGGTTAGCTACAAAATATAAGAATCTATTTGGCATCAAGGGTTCTTATCAAGGTAATTCAGCAATGATGGATACATGGGAAGTATATGGTGGGGAACGTTATGAAATTAAAGATAACTTTCGTGCATATCCTAATTGGTCTACAAGCATTTTAGACTATGGAGTATTTCTTACGGTTAATCAACGCTATAAAAAAGCTATTGGATTAAAAGATTATAAAGAACAAATTAAAGCCATCCACAATGCTGGATATGCTACTGATCCACAGTATGCAGATAAGGTTATTTCCATCATTGAAAAATATGGATTGGATGATTGGGATAAGGAAGTATTGGAACCTAAGAAAGAAGCAGTGAAAAATACAGCTGCCAAAGATGATGGAAAAGCTATCGTTCCCTATCCTGGTAAGGTGATTAAAAAAGGCAGTAAGGGTAAAGATGTTGAACGTATCCAGCGTGCAGTTAAAGTTACAGCAGACGGCATATTTGGAGTTAAAACAGAAGCAGCAGTAAAAGCTTATCAAAAGAGACAAGGATTAACTGTGGATGGATTAGTTGGTCCACAAACTTGGAATAGAATGTTTTAATTTCGCACATATTAATAATCACCTTGTCTAGTCACAAAAGCCCTGCTCTACGGAGTGGGGCATTTTTATTTTGTCTATTTAGTGAATTAAAAGGAATTTACTTCTACGATAAAGAACCTCCTTAATATGAAAGGAGGGATAAAATGAACGACTATGATTTATTGCTCCAACTGAAAGAGCAGTATGAATCCGCGCAAGACTCCACAGAACTTAAACTCCTTATTGATACCTTCTTAGAAAACTTTCCAATTGATCAATCCGAATGACGATGTAAAAAATAATAATTAAGTAGCTTTTCTGTGTTATTTCTTAAGTTATGATTAAAGTACCTATGAGCTTCATGATAGCCGTTGATATAGAAATCATATTCTGTAAAAACCCCATCGTTCTCACCTTTGACTAACTTCCACTTGTTCTTATACATCTTTGTATTGTTCTCTCTCATATCTTTTTGCACTTGCTTCATCGTGTGTTCGATAAGATTCAGATAGACTTGCTTAAGTTTAAATGGGGCAGTCTGAGCTACCTTTAAATCACGATCAAGAATAGTCAAGACCATCGGAAGGTATATAGCATTCTCAAATATATTTCTTTCATCTTCACTAAGTTTACTCATGATATTATGCTCTTTCTACATCAACGAGTTTTCTAAATGATACGTGGTGTATTTGGTCCTTTTCATCCTGGATACGCAGCTTGTTGTTTAGATAATCAATATAAATAGTACGGCCATATAAAGTGTTTATGTATCCATCTTGATACAGACTATATTTAAGCAGATGATTATATTCCATACTCTCGTGGATCAATATGTCTATATCGTTTAATTTGTCTTCATCTAATTCAGGTTGTTTAATTTTATTTTGATTTTCAAATTCTTCTTTGACTAGTTTTATGTGTTCAGGTAAAAAGAATCCTTGCCATTTTTTCATTCCGCGGTCTCTTAGCATTAAAAACATCTCCTTTGATAGGATAATTATATAAGAACAATTGTTCTATTTCAATATTGTTTTCGAACGAACGTTCGTATATAATAATTAAAAAAGGAGGTAGTTTATGATGATGAAGCAACTACAAAGAGCATTTGTGGAAGGTAAACCAATTGAGATTATCTATATTAAGAAGGATAATTCCGTATCACAACGATCCATTATGGTGTATGGTCTAACGGATACATACATCAAAGCCTATTGTTTAGAAAAGAAGCAGCCGCGTATCTTTAAAGTTGATTCCATCTTAGCTGCCTCCTTCAATACTAAAAAACAGAAAATGCATGCATAAAAAAAGCCCAACTCATTGAGAAGGGCTTTTTTCTTATTTTACTTCAATTGTTAAATTAACTGCTTTAGATTGAGTGAAGTCTTCAGACACTACATCTCCTAAAGCTAACTTAATTTCTTTAATATCATCCACAGTAATTTGTTTACCTTCTGGAGCTAAGAATTCAATAATACCATCTTGTTTAACTCCACCTTGAATTTCTCCGCCAATGTTTCCATCCGTTAGGAAAAGGTTAGCTTCTAATTGCATATCTCCAACTACAGCAGAACCTTGGTCAGGATAAAACATAACTACTTGATCGTTTGTATTTTCAAGATTTATACCAACTTGAATTTTATTCTTTGTAATCTTTACTTCCCCTAATCCTATTTTAAGTCCAACTTCCTCAGCCGTCACAGAGCTTGCATCAACCTTTTTAGAACCATCATCTTTTTTGGCTGCGGTTGTTTCAGATGTCTTAGCTTTCCCATCTGCCCCTGTGCTTACTTTATCATCGTCTCCACTAAATGCTATTGCTAAAACAATAATTAAAACAACTAATGCTATTAATCCTAAGCATCCGAACTTAAAGAACTTTTTCAAAATATTTCCCCCTAAAATATATCTATATAGCAACAAATATTTTACAGTTAGAGAGAAAATATTACTATAGTTTCGACAAAACTAGACAAAAAGTTACACAATTTTCTTCTCAATCCAAAT